TATATAAACTATACCTGTATTCTTTAAATTAATTAACACAATGGTCTACGCATTGTGTCGGAAGCGATTGTAGAGTTGTTCCACACAAATGGTTCCTTGGGGTTTGGTGGATCGGCGCGGATTTGTTGGTTCGCGTTTCTGAGGGCACCACTGACCGTTTCTGGGAAACCGATTTGGGATCTTGGTTCGAGAAAGTTTTGACCGGCGAGAATATCTTCTGGGGCAAATTCACCGAAGTCTTCTTGGGAAGCAACTTCGCGTGGGAGGAGGGACGACGCAAGACCGGTACCGGCCTTCATTTCACACGATGTTCCTGGTTCACCTGAACCAGCAGCGGATGGTCCGACATCGGCACCATACCCGGATGGGGCATACATAGTTTCCTCAACGGAGTACATGGATTTTTTGTTATTGGAGAACATGATGTAGATTACGGTCGCGATGGCGAGTGCAATCAATACCTGTCTTGGAGAGACTTTGTTCATCTTAATCTTCATCATCTTTATATACTATCAACAATTTTTTTTATTCTGAATCCTGGATCATGTATTGGTCTGGATATGTTTCTTCCTTCTCGACTTCTACTTCTGCTTCTGGGATTTTTTCTTCATGAATTTTTAATTGAACAATATTCCAAGATGGACCAAACGCTTTCTTCGCGAACCAAAGTCCAGAAAATTCCACGAGTGCTGTACATGACATACCGACTGTGACTGAACTAAATTCAACGCTCTCCTTCATGTGATTGAAAACACGTGTTGCGGAAATACGATCAGTTTCAAGATTTTCACTTCTGGTGTATGCACCCGAAACTGTCTTTTCTGGAAGTTCTTTACCGAACCACATCTTACTATTTTCAGATGCAGATTGAAGATTGATAACATGAACAGATTCGACCTTCGCCTGGTTGTCTTCACCTGTAACTTCGAATGATACTTCACCTGTTTCCTGGTCAACATCAGATACAGTCACATCATTCAATTGAATGAAGTGTCGTTTCTTTTCATCGTTTAATGCTCGAGAATGGTATAATCCATCTTCGCCTTTTGAGAGAGTATCGTAAATCATTTTGTATATTGTATTGGTCTCAATTCTTTAACCCAATAAATGGTATCATTGCTGATTTTTCGAGGATTGGTTTTGGTACCCATTTATCTCTATTTGGTTTAAATCCATAGAGTGTTTCTTCCATTTTAATATTTTTTGGTAAATTTAGACTCGTCGTACTGTTTGGCCTGAAATCATATTCATTTTTTATGTATGAATGAGTTGTATTGGGTTTCCATGTAAGTGAGTTTGTGTTAAAACGACTTGCACCACTTGACTGTTTAAATCCTGGTATATTTAGTGTATTTACCGATGAATCCAAACCATATACGATTTGTTTTGTTAATTTATCCCTAGATGGTTTTGAAGTATACCTAACGTATTTAGAAGGATCAACACGTTTGGCTTTTTGTATATTTACACTCTTAACGTATGTAACTTTCTTTGCTGGTGTTTTAGCTGTCTTATGTACCATTTTTAATATATTTTCCATCGGTTCTGATGCTTTGATTGGTTTTTTAGTTATAATACGGGCTAATTTTACCATACGTTGACGATCCTTTTCTTTCTTCTCTGGACGTAACCCGAGTTTTTGCATAAGGTATATATCATCAGTTAAAAATGTCTTACCCGCGACATATATCTTAGTATTAATAACCGTTTTGTTTGTAGTTTGATTACGGTAAGTAACACCTTTTTTACGTGTTTGAATAACTTCGTACCCAAATTCATTTGGACGCATAAACGCAATATCCAAAATACCTCCTAGATTAATAGGCATAATGCGGTTTTTCTCTGGTGAATACCATCGAACTTTTAAATCGAGTGTAAATAATTCAACATCAATAAATACGTTACGTTTTGATGGTTTATTGTTTTTACCACCTTTTAGTTTCTTTATCAAACTGTATCGACGCGTTACGTAAGGACCTGACTCACTAAACCGTAACCCTATAAATTTACCAATTTTACTCTTTTTTGATAAAATACGATCACGAACGCGAATATTTATCTTCTTTGATATTTCACCGAGTCTATTCCATAAAAGAAGTTTAACAGCTTGTAATTTACCGAAATACTTTTCATCCGGTTTTATACGGGGTGCAAATTTGGTATCTATATCACTCGTAACGACCTTATCGTTACGGTCCATGTATACATTGAACGCTTCACCACCACTAACGATAATATCACCCATTGGTTTTAAAAAAACCGTAAGTTCGCTTATCACTTCATATATAATATCACGTATAGAATCTGTAACAACAACGTAGGCCATTTTTTCAAACGACTCCTTTGAATGCATACGATTTACACGATTTCTAAATTTTTTTAGTTCATCCTGTTCGTAATATTTCTTTAAAACTGGATCACCAAAAAATAAATTTTTATTTATGAATTTCGAAACCGCAGTTTCCGAGTAAATATTCTCGTCCATTATTATATAACGTATATAATAAATATGGAGTGTGAAGATACATGTCGATGTTATGCTGATTATGATACACCATACCCACATAATGAACAAACGTGTGGTACTCGTAAAAAGGGGTACATAGTTCCGTGTAAAACAAAATGCTGTGCTGGTGGGTGTCCATCTCCAGATAATGATATATTACCCAGACAACCGTATGGGTTTGGGTATCTATATCCTTTGCGTCTAGATAATCTTTTTAAATTTATGGCATTGTCGGTAATTATTCTACTTGTTCTCAGTACATATATGTCGTTCCAAAAATAGACTTAAAGATTGATGGCATAAGTAATATATAAAATGTCTATTGAATCCGTACTCGAAGAAATCACCGCTCTCAGAAACGATATCAAAACGCTCTCTAAAATCGTCAGAAAGGTTAAGGCGAAACAAGACGATCCGAACGGGGAAAAGGCGGCTAAGCGTGCCGAAAACAACGGGTTTAACCGCAAGCAAGTCATCTCCGAAAAGCTTCGTGTGTTTTTGGAATTGCCAGAAGGTGAATTGGTCTCTAGAAGTACCGTCACGCGCGCCATTAACAAGTACGTCAACGACAAGGGGTTGAAACATCCAGACAACGGTCGCGTTTTGGTACTGGACGATAAGTTACGCAATTTGCTCGAACCACCAGCTGAAACCCAAGTCACGTTTTTGAATTTACAAAAGTACTTAAGTCCACATTACAGTAAGCCAGTCGAAACGGCTTAAAAAATACATACATACTATATATAAACCATGTTAATTGACAGACAATCTGTAGAATTACTTGTTGGTACAAAAATAACTAAATTAGATTTGTACCAAAAAGCTTTTAGACATAAATCCATACTCAAAGAAGATGAATCTCTAGATGGATCATTTGAAACACTCGAATTTATCGGTGATTCCGTATTAGGTTTTGTCATTACAAAATTTTTATTCGATCGATATGAAAATAGGCAAGAGGGGTTCCTTACTAAAGCGCGTACAAAACTCGTAAGAGGTGAAACGTTAGCCGATATTGCAACTAAACTTGGTTTATATAATTGGGTTCAAATGGACGAAAAGGGTATGCGTAACGAATGGTTCAAGAACCCTAAAATTCTTGAAGACGTTTTCGAGGCACTCGTGGGTGCGATATACATGGATCTTGGGTTACTTCATGCAAAACAGTTTATTTTGACTATATACATGAACCCTGAATACGTTAATATGAACTCTATTATGATTGATGATAACTTCAAGGATCACCTCATGCGTCACTGTCAAACCAATAATCTTTCGTTACCCGAATACCGTGTTTTAAATCACGAAAATGGTATTTTTTACATTGACGTCTATGTCGATAACATATTTTTGGGTAGAGGACACGCTAAGAACAAAAAACAAGCTGAACAAAACGCAGCAAAACGATTCTTTTACCCACCACCTCCACCACCGGGTCCTCCTCCAAACGAACCATACTTAAACAGTAGACCCTTTTAAAATGTATAATTATGAGAAAATATTTATACATTGCGAGTGGTTTTATCAGTACTATACTAGTATTGAAATTACTGTTTAGAAAACCACCACCACCGTCACCAGATTATTCCGATTTACCACCACTGGAAGACCCCGATGAGTCTTCGTCCGAAGAGAACATCGTGATTAAAAGAACACTTACATCACGTGCTAACACATACCAAAAAGACGAGATTGTTAAACGACCTAAGTTATCACATATGTTAAAAGATGAACTTATTGAAGAATGTATACGACGAAATATTGCGGTTTTAGGAACTGTACGTGTTTTGCGTGAACGTTTACGTCTCGCGCGCGAAGAGGAAAAACAGGCTTAAAAGTGATATACAATATTTAGTTAACATGCACCCAAATGTACAGAAGTGGTTAGATTTCGAATATGCACCACAAAAATCACAGGAATGGTTGGATCTTAGAATGGGTATGCTAACAGCGTCAGATGCGGCATCGGCTATTGGTGTAAACAAATACGAAACACCACACCAACTTCTTTTAAAAAAGTGTGGCAAAGGTGAACCATTTTTTGGTAATGAGGCAACTCGTCACGGGGAAAAATATGAAGATGAGGCACGCATTTTGTACGAACAGAGACACGGGGAAGTCGTACACGAATTAGGGTTGTGTCCACACCCGAAGTACCCATTTTTGGGTGGATCTCCCGATGGTGTTTCTGAATCAGGTAAACTTGTAGAAATTAAGTGTCCCATGATGCGTGCCATAGATGATAGTGTTCCCGAACACTATATGCCACAGTTGCAATTGTGTATGGACATTTTAGATTTGGAAGAAGCAGATTTCATACAATATAAACCAGCCGAAACAAATTGGCCTAAACCAGAAGAATTTATAGTTACAAACGTGAAACGTGACCGAGAATGGTTTGCCACAAATTTACCTATTA